AAACGAAGAAAAGTACCAAAAGATAAGAAAACAAAAATACCAAAAAAATATTTATTAGGTCTTAAAGGCGGTAAAAGATCAGCTAGAGCAAGTCTCATTAAGGCTATGTCAGAAGCTTATAAAAAAGGTCAAAGAATACCAAGATCGATGTTTGTTGCGAGGTATAAATAATGGCTGTTAGAAGACGACCACTATCTGCTAGAACAATTTCTATATTAAGAGCAAAAGCAAAAGGCAGAAAGAACATAACTTTAGGTATGCTTAAAAAGGTATATCGTAGAGGTCAAGGTGCTTTTTTAAGTTCAGGTTCAAGACCACGTACATCTATGGCTTCTTGGAGTCTTGGTAGAGTAAATAGTTTTTTGCGTGGTAGTAGAAAACATGATACAGACCTAAGAAGAAAGCGAAAAAAATAATGAAATCAAGTAAAGAAAAATTTGTAGAGATTGATGGAAGAATTAAATTAGTTAATCAAAAAATAGATTTAATAATTAAAAATCATTTACATCACATGAAAAAAGACATTGATAGAATTTTATATTCTCTTGGTGCAATCGGACTTTTAGTTTTAGGTCAATTACTTTACTTACTCTCCAAATAGTTGTATAGGTCTTATGATGACCTATAAAAGAATACTTGTTATATCTGATCTCCACATTCCATATCATCATAAAGACTCAATAGAATTTTTAAAAGAAATAAAAAAAGAATATAAACCTGATTTTGTAGTAAATATAGGTGATCTATTAGATTTTCATGCTATTAATATGCACACACACGACCCTGATTTATATTCTGCTGGACATGAATTAAAACTATCAAGAAAATATGTTAAAGAATTAGAATCTATATATCCTAAAATGATTGAAGTAGAATCTAATCATTCAAGCTTAGTTTATAGACGAGCATTAAAATATGGAATGAGTAAGGAGTTTTTAAAAGATTATGGTGATTTTTTAGGTACAAAAAAATGGAAATGGGTTGATGATTTAACATTAGATTTACCAAATAAACAAAGATGTTTTTTTACACATGGAAGATCGGCAGATGTATTAAAAGTTTCTCAAACTATGGGTATGTCAGCAGTTCAAGGTCATTATCATACTAAGTTTGTAATATCTTGGTGGGCTAATCCTGATAATCTTTTTTTTGCTATGAATGTGGGTTGTTTGATAAATCAAAAATCATTAGCTTTTGCCTATGCTAAAAATTTCAAAACAAGGTTTATTTTAGGTTGTGGTATTATAATTGATGGTATTCCAAGACTTTTACCTATGGTGTTGAATAATAAAGGTAATTGGATTAAAAAGCTTGTATGAGGAATAAAAAGGGTACATTAAAGGCTCATAGAGGGCTTTTAAAGGCTACTCAAAGACAAATAGGTGGTAAGCACTACAAGGACTTTAAAATACAGCCTATTGAGTTTA